AACAGGTAAGTGAAAGAGAAGCAGGGTTTACTAATATATATGATAAAGATAATGGAATGTTTTATAGCAGATATGAAGGAGTAGGAACTAAGATTTTTATGATATCAGCTGAACTTGATAATAATTCGGAATCTGAAGCAACAATAAATATTGATGGAATCAGACCTTATTATATGGACAAGGGAAATGGGGAAATTACAAGATTGAATATCAGCGAGTCGATATTTCATGATTATGCAGAATCAACAGGTGCAGACCGTGGATATATTACACTTATGGCAGGAGAACGCCGGAATATAGTTTTATGCATGGTTGAACCGGATAAGATAATACAAAGTTATTATAAAAATGAAGATGATAAAATTGTTGCGGCTGCTACAGAGGATATAGATTATGACAATATTTATCTGAGATTAAGTCTTCTGGGAGTCCAGCAGGTAGCTAATGGAGAAAATTTTATAAAAGTTAATATAGAATAAGAGGGTGATGTAGTGGGGAGAATGATAAGAATAGAACTGTATAGAGCTTTTCATGGAAAAGAGCTGAAGGCAGCAATGCTGTTAGGTGGATTGCTGGGAGTGGCACATTTTGTGTTGGAAGTTATTCCGTTGGTTAAACATATATTTGACGGATATAATCCATATATTGCGTCTTCTGTAGTAGGAAATGTTAGTGAAGGCTGGATGGGTGGAATGATTAATGCAGAAATCAATATATATCAGATGGTAGTATTTCTGCTGATAACAATACCATATGCAGCATCATATTATACAGACAGGAAATCTGGGATACTTAAGAATATTGCCATAAGAGGAGAGAAAAGTATATACATGGTGGCAAAATCAATAGCAGTGTTCATCACAGCCGGGGTTTCGGCAGTATTTCCATTATTACTTAATCTTATGCTGACAATGACTGTGCTACCGGTTATTACTTATGACTGGTATCAACTGCCTAATTATAAGGCTGTATTTATGAAACTGGCTATTAAAAATGTTGTTGTATATTCGCTGGTGTATATGATACTGATATTTGTATTTGCGGGACTTATAGCTGGCCTTGCTTTATCCTTATCTTTATATGCTAATAACAGATTTGTTGTTATGTCACTGCCATTTCTTATATGTGTTGTATCGGGCAGACTTGTTACATATGCCAGCAATCCAATCATAAGAGGTCTTGCAATACAGAAAGTGTTTTATGTTCCACAGAGTTCACCAACAACACTGGTTTCCTTATGTATATTGTTTGTTGTGCTTGTTATATGTGGTTATGTACATTTTATAGTAAGGGGCGTGAAAATGGATGTTTTATAATGACAGATTATCTGGTAAAGAGGGAAAGAAAAGAACTGCAATCATTGTCTGCATAATAGTAGTTATTATAGCATGGCTTGTGCTTGTAATAAGAATCAATACGATATTCCCCAGGAAAAAGATTGAAAAATGTGGGTATGGTCAATGGATTAATTGCACACCTGATATAGAGGATGTTATTACAGCAGATGTGAGTATTTCGCCAGTTGCGTGTAAAATGTATGACAGAGAAAGTATATTAAAAGAGTATACAAAGGAACAGCTTGGAGTATTTTCAGTGGGGAAAGATGACACGGATTATCTAGTGTTTACAATTGATATAAAAAATAATGCACAGGAGGCGGTAAGCATAAACCGTCTGATAACATTTTTTTTCTATTGTACAGAATTTAATGGGGACAGTAATTCACTGGAAAAAATGAATATTGACATAAATTCAGTTGAAGCTGGTGAGATACAGAGAGTACAGCTGGTAACCAGTATAAGACATGATGATGTCTGGAAGATAAACAGCAGACAAAGATATGCAGAATCTGATGTTTATATAATTATGTCACAGTATCCGTTGGAAAGAAGAATGGTGTTTTACATTGAACAGTTGTAGGAGAATTTATGAAATGTGGAGTCAGGATAAGTAAGTCAGAATTGGGAGATATGTTTTTTTATGTAATTGTAAATCTTATTTCAGTTATTGCGTGTGAATTTGCATTTGCATCAAGAAAGACGATGGGAATTACATGCGTTAAAGATTTTGTGATTACATATAATTATAAAATCGTTCCATATATGGCAATGCCGGTTATTATGTTACTGTTAATATCATATTTCAGGAGAATGTATGATGATAACAGAATGGTAAGATATGTTAATGTAAGAAAATTCTATCTGGCTGTTATTGCCGGAGGGGCTGTAAGAATTGCAGCATATGTATTTATTACGGCAATTGTTGTGATTACAGGAGGGATTATATCAACACATGGAATTATGAATAACTGGAATGAGAAAAATGCCATGGCACAGAGGGTTTATGGAGGATATCTGACATATACAGAATCCGTGACGGTATTTGCAGGTGTATTCATAACTCTCATTTTTATAATGTTTATTATTATGGAATTGTTATTAATAATATATAGATATGTGCGTAGCTGGATTGCTGGATATTTTATATGTATGGTTGTTAATCTTTACATGCTGATAGAACAAGGCAATATCAGAATATTAAGAGCGTATATAACTTACCGCGTATATCAGAGCGGATGGGAATATAGAAATCTTGTATATCTTGTGGTCTTGGCGGCAGCACTGCTCATGGTTGTGTTAATAATGGGAAAGTCTGACAGTTTAAGGAGAAACAGATAATGTTTTGGAATATATTAAAGAATGATATAGTCCGTGGAATGTTTAAAAGAAAATATTTGTATATAATAGCAACAATTGTAATAGTGGTATTGGTAATTGTGGCAGATTTGAGTCTAAGAAGAAAAATAGGAACACAAGGATATTGTGGCAGTGTGTCAGCAGGAGATCTGCTTCAGGTGTTCTACAGGGGCAGTAGAATAATCAGACTGGATAATATCATGGAGTATTACATGTCAGAACAATATCTGTTTATGGTGCTGGGTATCTCATTTATTGTGGGGAGCTATTGTGTTAAGGACTTAAGCAGCGTTGGAATGCAGATAATATTGAGGTGCGGAAGCATTGGCAAGTGGTTTGTAAGTAAAATAGTGTGGTGTTTTGCAAGTGCATTTTATATAACTGCCATAACAGATATCCTGATTGAAATTATAAGTGTAATCCATCGTTATGAACCAGGACTTAATGTACATATGGAAGTGCTTCATATGTATGGATATTCGAAGAATACATCAGCAGTAGCTACAAGTGAAATGGTTATTATAAGTATTGTTCTTCCATTGATGTCATTATTTACCATTGCATTGGTGCAGATGCTGTTGTCTATGCTATGCTCACCAATAATATCACTACTGCTTATATCAGCAGGAATGGTTATAACAATATTTTCGGGGAATGCATTTCTGATATTTAATGGATTGATGTGTATGAGAAATAATGTATATATATCAGGGGGAACAGACAGTGTGCATATGATGCTGGCTGATGCTGTAATAATATTGCTATGTGCAATACTGGGATATGTATATATAAGAAGGATAGATATACTGAATGCTAAGGAGGTATAGTGCATGAGAGTTGTTTTAAAAAATGTATGCAAAGACATAAAAGGTGCAAGAGTACTTGATAATGTTAATCTTGAACTTGAAAGCGGCAGAGTGTATGGATTTAAAGGTAAGAATGTTCCAAGATACATACTGAAAGCATGATCCACTACTTAGAGGATTATATGTACTGTACTAGAAAGCTGGGGCTTTATGTGCAGTTAGTAGCATAAATTATATAGGGGTTATCTAAATATATTTACCTCCTGTGATTAAGTTATATAAAGACTAAATCACAGGAGGTTTATTTTTATGATAACAGTAGAAAAACTGGAAAAAGGTACTTATTTTGATGATGCTTTTAAAATCTCATTTAGATACGATCCCACTACTGTAGCTAAGGTAAAAGAGCTGGCAGAGCGGAGATATTTACCAGAGGATAGAGCGTGGGAGATCCCAGCACATGAGCTACCAGCTCTCATAGAGAAAGTAGGGCTTAGCAATATCAAAAGTGAGGAGGCTGTAGTACAAGCTCTCAATACTAAGGAGATCGAGGATAAAAGGGAGGCTACACAGGAGAGGCTAAAGGGTATTAAGCCTGTAAGAGATTTTGATTTTAAGACAGCTCCCCTCCCTCATCAGATCGAGGCTTTTAATTATGGAATGGAGAAAAACTCTTTACTTATCGGAGATGAGCAGGGCTTAGGCAAGACAAAGGAGAGTATTGATATTTGTGTAGCCAGAAAGAAAGAGCTCATTAAAACTCTTATTGTATGCGGAGTAAACTCTGTAAAATATAACTGGGAGAAAGAGATCCAGATCCACTCTAACGAGGGCTGTGTAATGGTAGACGGTAAGACAATGGATGTTAGAGTACAACAGCTAAATGACTGGTACAGAGGCTCCTCTTATTTTGGGGTTATCAATATTGAGAGCCTCAGAAATGAGAAAATACAGGATGCTCTCTATCTGGGGATTAAGGATGGATATATAGGGGCTATTATTGTGGATGAGATCCATAAGGCTAAAAACGGAGGCTCTCAACAGGGAAAAGCTCTTAGATTTTTGAAAGCTCCAGTTAAGATAGGATTATCTGGTACTCCAATGAATAAAGCGGAGGATCTGTGGAATATCCTTACATGGCTGGGAGTAGAGAGGAGATCCTTTTATAGTTTTAGAAATGCCTATTGTACTATGGGAGGTTTCGGAGGCTATAAAGTAATCGGATATAAAAACTTAGATAGCCTCAATGCTGAGTTAAATACTGTAATGCTTAGAAGAAAGAAAGAGGAGGTACTAGATCTCCCTCCTAAGCTGTACAGTACTGAGTATGTAGAACTTACCACAGCTCAGAAAAAACAGTACAGGGATATTAAAAATGGCATTGTAGCGGATATGGAGAATATCTTAGCCTCTGTCAATCCTCTTAACTGTACTCTCCGCCTCAGACAGCTTACCAGCGGTAATCCTAACTTAACAGATGATAGCCCTAAGCTGGATCGTATTAAGGAGATGCTGGAGGAGGAGATTATCCCTAACGGTCACAAGGCTATCATATTTTCTCAGTGGAGCACGATAGCTAAGGATCTGGGGATAGAGCTTAGTGAATATGATCCGATTGTAATTACAGGAGAGGTACCTCCAGAGCAGAGACAGAGATTAGTAGACAATTTCCAGACTAACCCACACTGTAAAGTAGCTATAGGAACTATCGGAGCTATGGGTACTGGATTAACCTTAAATAAAGCCTCTTATGTATTTTTTATGGATAAAGCATGGAATAGCGGAGATAATGCACAGGCTGAGGATAGAGCCCACAGAATAGGTACCGTAGGGGCTGTAAATGTAATCTCTATGGTGGCTAAGGGTACCATAGATGAGGCGGTAGAGGATTACCTGTTAGAAAATAAAGATCTCATTGATCGAGTAGTAGACGGTAAAGGATCTAAGCAGGATATTAAAACCATCCTTAACAAATTACTTAGCATTTAATATACAGGTGTGGTATAATAACTCAAAATGGAGGTACATAATGAGAGCGATAACAATAGATGCAGATACAGGAAAAAGAGTATACACAAGGAAAGAGGTAGCGGATCTGGTAGGAGCCTCTACTCAATCTATCCGCCTCTGGGAAGATGCTGGAGCTATTCCAGCAAGCGTAAGAGATGAGGGAGGCTATAGATACTGGTATGAGGAGGATCTGGAGGCTATAAAGGCTTATGCCTCATTACCAAGAAAAGCAAAACTTAAAAAGTAACCCTAAGTGTGAGGAGAGTGTAAAAGCTCTCCTCTTTTTTTTTGTCCTTAATTTTGAGGGCTATCTAAAAAATTACCGTTTGTGTGATTAGGTTAAGTATCAAAAGAAAAGGAGGTAAGCAGGATGCTTAAAATCAGTTTTACAAATGCTGAGGTATCGGATCACGGATACGGTTTAGAGGTAAATGGTAAATCCTTAGAGGATATTATTTCTACCGCCTTAGGAACTAAACTTAAGGGTAATGGTGGTTATGGATCTGGATTACCTAGCTTTAATTCTAATAGCTGTGATGTTACGGTTATTATCAATCCACATAATAGTATATGCGAGATTGAAACAGAGGATGAAGTATGGCACAGCGTAGCAGAAATGGAGGCAGAAAAGAGTGAGCAGTTTCAAAAGGAAAATGCAGAGGCAGATCCAGAAGAATAACGGTACCCTCCTCCACAAAAAGGTAGTAGCTAGAAAGATGGGCTGTAAATCCGTGGAGGAGTATAACCGTAGAATGGCACGCAGAGAAAAGAATTTAAAAGAGATGGAGGATAACAAAGATGGCAAATGATTTTACAGCAAGGGTAGCAGGTATCAGCGTAGAGCTGGGTATGAGTGTACAGAATAAGAGTGGTATCTGGTGTAAGCCTACAGTAAAGATGGATATTAAGATTGATGGAGGTACGAACCCTCAGCAGAGAGAGGCTATTATTAAACAGGCTTTTGATGAGGTTTGTGATAACATTGAGAAAACCATCTCAGAGATGGAGTAATACTTACAGGGGGGGGGAGAGTATCTCTCCTCTCTCCTTAACTGGAGGTAATTATGGATCACAGTTTTAATATAAATGTGGCTAAAAAGCTGGGGATAGCCTCAGCGGTAATACTAAACAATCTGTACTGGTGGATTGATAAAAACAGGGCTAACGATAAGCATTTTCACGATGGTTACTACTGGACTTATAACAGTAGAAAAGCCTTTGTAGAGCAATTTCCATACCTCACAGAGAGGCAGATAGAGTATGCACTAAGAAAGCTCATAGATGGAGGCTATGTAATTACTGGAAATTACAATAAAGCCTCCTTTGATCGTACTCTCTGGTATGCCATCACAAAAGAGGGGTATTGCATTTTACAAAATTGTGAAATGGAAGAAACAAAAGTGTTAAATGCAAACAACAGAAATGTAGAACCTATACCAGATATAAACACAGATAGTAAACCAGATAAGAAGAAAGAAAGTAAAACAGAGCCAGAGGAGAGCTTTGACGATATAATAAATTCCTTAGTGGATAATGATGATATTAAAGGCGTGTTAGTGGAATTTATCAAAATGCGTAAACTCATAAAGAAACCTCTAACAAACAGAGCTCTAAAAAATATCATCTCAAAGTTAAAAAAATTAGCTGGAGAGGATGTTGCTTTAGCAGGAGCTATACTGGATCAAAGTATTACCAATAGCTGGCAGGATATATACCCATTAAAGGATCTGAATAAAAAAGTAGGAGGAAAGCCTACAGCGGTTAGTAAAAAGTTTAGCGGTAATACCCTTAAAGATGCTGAGGGTAAGGATATTGTATTTTAGTAATCTGGAGGAGAGTGTAAAAGCTCTCCTCTAAATTTTTACCTCTTTTGTGATTAGGATTACTCAAAAGGAGGTAAAAGCGGATGAAATGCTATGCAAGTGATTATTGCCAGAAAGATAAAAGCTCCTGTAGTGATGTATGCGGAGGCTACAGAGTACTTAGAGCTTTATATAATTTAAGCAGGATCCCAGAGAGATACCGTTATACTATCGCTCTTAAGCCAGAGAATGGAGAGGATCTGGAGGCGTTTACAACACTGGATAATTATAAAAATGATGTGCTCAGTATGGTAGATGAGGGCAGAGGTTTATATATCTGGGGGAAAAGTACAGGGAATGGTAAAACCTCATGGGCTTGTAAGATTATGAGTTACTTTTTCAGAAAAATAGCGTTTAATACAGGGCTGGAAAATGAGGGGCTATATATTTTTCTCCCCACTTTCTTAGAAGATCTCAGAGATAACTATGATAACAAAGATCCAGAGTTTGATGAGATACTCAGAATGATAAAAACCTGTAGGCTCCTTATCATAGACGATATAGGAGCAGAGAGGGTAACGGACTGGGTAAGGGAGAGGATGGTAAGCATCATAAATACCAGAGTATCTAATAACCTTACTACGATCTATACCAGTAACCTCTCTCCAGAGGAGCTTAGGAGTGAGTTAGGGGATCGGATAGCCAGTAGAGTATTAGGATCCTCACAGGTAGTAGAAATTACAAGCGGAGATAGGAGGGGATTATAAATGGCTAATATGATTGAGCAGAGCTTACTCTGTAAGGTATTAGATGCTCCAGATCTGGAGATCCTCCACTCTAACGGAGTAGTAGAGGAGATGTTTCTTACTTGTAAGGATGAGATCCATTTTATCATAGAGCATTACAACAGCTATAAGCAGATGCCAGATAAACTAACCTTTTTAGGCAGGTTCAAAGATTTTCAAATGTTGGAGGTTACAGAGAGTACAGATTACTTAGTATACAAGCTCAAAGAGGCTTACACATATACTAAGCTGGTGCCTCTGATTGAGGATACAGCAAAGGTAGTAAAAGAGGATAGTATTAAGGCTATTCAGTATCTCAAAGAGGAGATAGAAAAGCTAGAGAAATCCGTACCAGTGAGCAGGAATAAAGATGGCTATGATATTATCTCTAACGCTGGAGATCGTCTTACAGAGTATAAAAAGCGTTGTGAGGTAAAGGGGCTTATAGGTATTCCTACAGGTATCCCTAAGCTGGATGAGATTACTAATGGCTGGCTCTGGGGAGAGGATCTGGTAGTACTCACAGGGCGTACTAACGTAGGTAAAACATGGATCGGAGAGTACTTTGCTACTATGGCGTGGAACATGGGTTATAAGATCCTTATGTACTCTGGAGAGATGAGTACCGCTATGGTTGGTTTTCGTTTTGATACTCTCAATAAGCACTTTAGCAATATGGGGCTCCTTAATGGATCTGGTACTCTGGGAAAGAAACCAGATACAGACGGAGCAAAGTACTTACAGGAGGATTATGAGAAGTACATAACACAGCTCCAGCAAAAGAGCGGATTTATCGTAGTTACTCCAGATGATTTTGAGGGGCGTAAGCCTAATGTGGATGAGATCAAGAGCTTAGCTATTAAGCATGGGGCGGATATGATCGTAATAGATCAGCTCTCTCTTATGAGTGATAAGCGTAGGGCGGATATACCTAGAATAGCTTATAACAATATCTCAGAGGATCTCTTTTTGATGAGCAAGGAGCTTAAAAAGCCTGTACTTCTTATGGCACAGGCTAACCGTGAGGCAGTTAAGAACCGTAAAAAGGGAGAGAGCCCAGAGCTCCACGATCTGGCAGAGAGTGACGGTGTAGGACAGAACGCCACAAGAGTATTATCTCTATCTGTGATAGATGGCACTCTTAAGATCAGTGTTAAGAAAAACAGATATGGTATCAATAACAAAGAGGTACTTATGATCTGGGAAGTAAACACAGGATACCTTAAGCCTCTCCTTAGTGAAAATCCAGAGGAGAGCACAGAGGATAAAAAGGATGATAAACCAGATGGAGAAAAGGATAAAGGAGGAGAGAAAGATTATGGTTTCTAAAGGCGGAGTACCTAAGGGGAGGATCATCCCTGTATATCTTACAGATGAGGGAGATGTGTACCCTATTTATTTACATGAGATGGGAGAGTTAGAGATTATACAGAGGCTTGTAGCAGGTATCTTAGATAATAAAATTGTGGTGGATACTAATACCAGAATTAACTCAGAGAATGATAAAATCTCTATTTTTGATTTAAGTAAGAAAAAATAATAAAAATTTCTCTAAATGTTACCTCTTTTTCTGATTAGGTTAAGTAAATCGGAAAAGGAGGTACTTTTTTATATGACGATTACAAGTAAGGAAGTAGCGGAGATGCTGGGAAAGAGGCACGATAACCTTTTAAGAGCGATCCGCAAATATATTACACAGTTAGGAGATGAGGCTCCTAAGTATTTCTCAGAGGATCCAGATAAGGGCGGTAGATTGTACCACATTACTAAGGCTGGCTGTGATCTTATGGCAGGGCGTATTATCGGAGCTCAGAGTGAGGCTTTTAAGACTAAGTATGCTCCAGTGTTTGGAGAGGAGGCTCCTGTAGAGGTGGTAGAGGAAAAGCAGGAGGAGCCACAGGAGAAAGCCTACACAGTAGAGGAGGTAGCTCAGATCTTAGGCTGTAGTGAGAGAAATGTATACAGAAATATCCAGAGTGGAAAGCTGGAGGCGGTAGAGCGTGAGGTAATGATCCCTACTCTTAAGAAGTTTGTAACAGAGGAGGCTCTGGAAAAATATAAAGCAGGGAGGGCTAGTTAATGAACTACTTTGAAATGAAATGGAGGCTCTCCGCTTGCAGAATACAGGCAGGATACTCACAGGCAGAGGTAGCAGAGATCTTAGGCTGTAGTGATAAGACTATTGTTAGCTGGGAAACAGGTAAGACAGCTCCTAAGATGGAGAAAGCACAGGAGCTTAGTGATCTGTACGGTATCCCTCTGGCTTATATGGATTTTTCAAAGGCTGGAAACTCTACACCTCTTAGAGAGCGTGAGAGTGAGCCACAGATCCCAGCTTTTTAATTTATAGGAGGAAAAAAAAGATGATTAAAGGACAGTTTGCAAAAAATTTACACAAAGCAGTTTCAGAGAGAGAGGGATTAAGCAGGTAGAGCTTGCTAAGGTGCTGGAGGTACCGCCTACTACAGTAAATGGGTGGATGAGAGGAGCCCATTTACCAGACATTGAGAAGTTAATGGAAATTTGTGATTATTTGGAAATGCCTGTAGGAGAGATGTTAGGAGATCATAGACATATTAACGATTTAGACGAGGTTAAGCATCTTATGGATGTATCGCTTAAACAGAAAGCCTATATTGAAAATTTAGAGGCGGAGCTTAATGAGTGTAAAATGTTAAATAATCAGCTTATGAGCGATCTGGATGCAGATGAGGGGCTTGCAGAAATTTGTGTGAATGAGTTTATTGCAGATACCATAAAGGCTGTAAAAGACGCTGGCGTAAAGAAGATTACGGTTGAGTTTTGATAAAGAAAAAGAGCCAGCTTTTGCAGGCTGGCTCCATCCAGAGGATTACTCCTCTTTAAGATTTTGTAGCTCATTGATGCGTTGAGCTAATCCCTTAAGTAGCTCCAGATCCTTATCTGATAGTGAGATAGATAGCTTAAATAAATCGTATAGAGAGGGCTTACTCTCTAAGATCTTTGAGATTAAAGCAGGATCAGTAGAAAACTTTTCCTGTGAGAAAATCTCTGGATCTCTTAGGAGATCCGTAGCATCTATCCCTAGATAAGTTGCTACAGCCTCAATCCTATCCATTCTAGGAGTGTTCTTTCCAGTACACCATTGAGAAACTGTAGAGGAGCTGTAGTGGAGATCGTTGATTAGATCTTGCTGAGTTTTACCTTTTACCGCTAGGTAGTAGGTAAGTGCTTTAGCAAATGTACTCATTGTTTTTACACCTCCTCTCCTTTGAGGGATAAGTTAATTATACAGTATTACAGAGAAAAAGTAAAGTAAAACAGAGATAAAACTCTGTAAAACAGAAAATTAGGTATTGACATCTCTATAAAACAGGATTATATTATAATTGTTCTCTGAGAAACAGAGAGAACACAGAGGGGGTACTCCCCTCATATATTTTTGTTATCAATCTCTATTAAACAGAGAATGATATACAATAAAACAGAGATAAAGGAGGTACAAGCTAATGAATTTAGCGGAGTTAAAGGAGGCTTATAAAGCCAGAAAGTTAGCCTTAGACAGTGCAAAGAAAGAGGAGGAGAAATACAAGGCACTCCTTAAGGATGCGATGTTAGAGGCTGGAGAAAGTGATTACACGGATGAGGCTGGATACCGCTTTGAGCGAATTGTGCAGGAGCGTAAGAGCATGGATGAGGAAAAGCTCTTAGCAGAACTCCATGAGAGAAACCTTACTAGCTGTATCGCAACTAAGGAGGTTGTAGATGAGGATGCAACTCTTAAGGCGGTAGAGGCTGGAGAGTTGCCACAGGAAGTATTAGCAGATGCCTTAAAGGTAACAGAGGTAGTAATGCTTAAGCTCACAGCTCCTAAAAAGGCAAAGGCTAAAAAGTGATAACGATCTGGAAAACTCCAATAGTAGCCACAGTAGAGCAGGTACTTAAGGATCTTAAGCTCCAGCTCTACGGAGCAGGGCTACTTAAGGAGATTAAAAACACAGGATCGGATCTTATGTGTACTTGCCCTTTTCACGCAAACGGTAAGGAGCATAACCCATCTTGCGGAGTGCTCCTACAGCAAAAGGTAACAAAGGATAAGACCTATGAGGCTGGTACGGTGCATTGCTACACCTGTGGATACACAGCGGATCTACCTCAGTTTGTAGCGGATCTGTTAGGGCTGAGTAGCCCAGTAGAGGGCTTTAAGTGGCTGGTAAATCAGTACAACTACCAGACGGAGGAGAGAGAGCTCCCAGATCTGGATATGTACAGAGGATCCACAGCTAAATCCTCAGTACTGGAGGAGAGCTTAGTAAAGCAGTACACACAGAACCTCCTACAGAGTGAGGAGGCGTGTAGGTACTTACATAAAAGGCGGATAGCTAACTGGGTGTTAGAGGCTTATGAGCTGGGGTTTGATCCAGAGGATAAAACAGTACTTTTCCCTGTAAGGGGCATGGATGGGAAAGTGATTTTTTACAAGGGCAGGAGCATAGCTGGAAAGCATTTTTATAACGCAAAAGAGGTAGATAAAACCTCCGTAGTGTTTGGGCTCTGGGAGATCCTAAACGGATCTTTTAGCTGGGGTACATCGGATCAGATAGAGGAGGTTTGGATTACAGAGAGTGAGATAGATGCTCTCAGCCTTATCTCTTATGGAGTACCAGCGGTAGCCATCATGGGATCACATATCTCAGAGGATCAGTGTAAAGAGCTGGAGCGTACACCTTTTAGGCGGTTTGTACTTGCCACAGATAACGATGATGCAGGGAGAAAAGGAGCCTCCCAGATCAAGAGGGTACTGATACCTAAAGGTTTTCGGTTTATCAACCTCAAATGGCATACGAGCCTAAAGGATATTAACGATCTTGTCAAAGAGTACGGAGATGGCTGGAAAGACCATCTCACAGGATATTAAAGGAGGAAAACAGGATGAGTAAAGGATTTATTACAGGAACAAATGAGGAACTTATTAAAGCGTACAAAGAGAGTAGAGATGAGAGCTATCTTAAAGAGCTCATAGAGGCTAACAAGGGGCTTATTAACCTTTTAGTATCCCCATATTTAACCTCTATCCCTAATTCTGAGTTAGAGGATCTTACAAGTGAGAGCTATATACCGATGCTTAGAGCTATAGAGGATTACGATCCAGAGCAGGGAGTAGCTTTTTCTACTCTCCTTAAGGTTTATGTACGCCAGCACCTTAACCGTTTATACAACGAGGCTACACGCCAGAAAAGATTTACAGGTACCACTCCAGATAGCTTAGATCGGTTATCTGAGATCAATAAAGAGGGTGGTACAGAAACAGATAGCACCTTTGAGGTAGAGTGTAAGGATTTTAGCTCTGTAGAGTTTATGGATCTCTTAGATAGCTTACAGCTCAATGATAAGGAGCAGGTAGCGGTAAATATCCTCATGGCTGGAGGAGCTAAGGGAGAGATTGCTAAGGCTCTCAATATTACTAATGCTACCGTAAGCTGGCATATCAAGAACCTCAAAAAGAAATTTATTTTAGCTGGTTATCAATATGCTGTCTAAATAATCTGGGTGGATGTGATTAAGTTATTTATCACGAAAAGCAAGGAGGTAAGCGGTATGAGTAGTTTAAGAACCCTGTTAGCCATCTTAAAAGGAGAGGCTGTAGTGCTTACTAAAAAGAGTGAGCATAAGGCGGATGTGCTGGTAGGAAAGAATGTGGATAAGCGTTTTGCTATCAACAGCATGGTAGGAGCTGTAAAGGCTTTGATGCTGTAGTTATAGAAAAAAAAAATAATCAAGGATAAACAGGAGGATACAGAAATGGGATTACAGGATCTTATTAACAAGTATGACAATGGAGGATTTTCTAAAACAGGCTGGTTTCAGTTAAAGGATGATGGAGATACAGCTACAGTACGCCTCCTCCATAAGGGCGAGGTAGGAGTAAAGGATGGAGAAACAGATTATGATTTTCCCATCTACGAGGTACACAAATTAGATGTAGACGGTAGCGGTAGAGATCGTACTTGCCTCTGTAAAGGAGAGAGCTGTGAGTTTTGTAAGAGTGGTAATAAGCCTCAGCTTAGAATGTTCTTACAGATGATTAACAAGGATGAGAAAGATAAGGATAAGCAGGTACAGCTCTGGGAGAGAGGCTTAACAGATATTAAGAACCTTATCGGCTTAGCTGGAGAGTATGGAGATCTCACTAAGAGAGATATTAAGATTAAGAGATCTGGAGCAAAGGGTAGCCTTAAGACTACATACCAGTATTTCCCTAAGGATCCTAGTGAGATGGAGATCCCAGAGCCTCAGAACTTAGTAGGCTCACTTATCTTAGATCTGGATCGTGAGGATCAGATTAAGGCTATCGAGGGTAGATTACAGCTTAACAAGGGTAACAATAACGATAGTAACAATGACAGCGGAGCAGGAGCTACAAGAGTATTTTAAGTAAGTTGTAATCTCTTGGCAGACAAAACATAAAGGAGCGGATTGATAGGTATAAGTGTGAATGTGAGTGTTTACCGCCTAAATATATCCTAACATACAGAAAATGGGCTCATTGAGAGAGAACCTCTATAAAGCTGGGAAATGAGGTAAGAGTGAGGGGTAAAATTAAGAGCCCCTCACGTTTTTTTTAACAGGAGGATACAGGATGGCAAGAGAGATAAAGGTAGATATGAGTAGAGAGAGCGTGGATCTGGAGGATCTTAGCAGTAGATTAGCTCATAAAAAAGTATGTAATATAAATTTGAAAAGAAACCAGAATACCTTACTTAAAGGGCTGGAGGTAATAAATGAGCTGGTAAAGAGCGGTAGGCTCCATGCTGAGGGAGAGTATGAGATTATCCGTACTCCAGAGAGGCTTAAGGAGGTAATGGAAACCTACTTAACTGGAGTAAGTGAGTATGTACTGGATGTGGAAACTACAGGGCTGGATGTGTATAACGATATTTTAGTAGGTATCTGTTTATATAATCCAGATCTCCCTAGTTTCTATGTACCGTTTAATCATACGGATCTCCAGAATAAGAGAGTTGAGGGGCAAATGACAGAGGAGGAGTGTAAGGCGGTTATGCTCCCTTATCTGGCTAACGGATCCCTTAAGTGCATCAATCATAATATTAAGTTTGATGATAAAGTAGTTACTTTCCAGTGGGGGCAGAGGATCGCTAATGTATGGTGGGATACTAATATAGCTGGATGGGTACTCAATGAGAATGAGAAACACGGATTAAAACCGATGTATAACAAGTATATCCTCAATGGGGAGGGCTCAGATGAGGATTTTGGAGATCTCTTTGAGGGTATCCCGTGTAACTATATTCCTATTGATATTTTTGCTATTTATGGAGCTAACGATGGTTTTAAAACATGGGCTCTGTATCAATTCCAGAAAAAGTATCTTAGAGAGGATCATCCGAGAGCAGACTACAGAAAGCTCTATCATGTGTTTAGAGATATTGAGATGCCTCTTATTGATGTTTGTATGGATATGGAGCTTAGAGGTGTAGAGATCCGTGAGGATTATGCTAAGGAGCTCTCTGTAAAATTTAATGCAGAGATGGCGGAGAAAGAAAAGCTCTGTGATGAGTATGTAGCTAAGTTTGATAAGTTTATAGAAGAAAATCCTACTCTTATGAGATTAACTAAGGGTACTAAGAAAATCAATTATAACAGCCCTCAGCAGGTGGCTTGTTTATTCTATGATATTTTCAAACTGAAAAGCGTATCCAGAAAAGAGCCGAGAGGCACAGGAGATAAGATAGTACAACAGCATAGAAATAAGGCTAAAAAGGCAGGTACTAAAAAGGGAGAGGAGTTTATCCAGTTTTTAGATAACTACCAGAGATACAAAGAGTGCGGAAAGCTCTTAGGAACTTACATAGATAAGATCCCAGAGGTTAAGTGTGCTAAGACTAATGCAGTACATACTACATATAACCAGTATGGGGCTAAAACAGGTAGATTTAGTAGCTCCGATACAGTTACTAAGATCAATCTCCAGAATATCCCTAGCCATGAGAAAAGCATCCGTAAGATCTTTAGAGCCAGAGATGGTTATAAGTTTGTAGGCGGAGATTTTAGCCAGATTGAGCCACGAGTACTCTCTTATGTATCTGGAGATGAGGCTATGCAGGAGGCGTATAGAGAGGGTAAAGATCTATATGCTATCATGGGATCTAAGGTGTATGGAGTGCCTTATGAGGATTGTAGAGAGTTTTATCCAGATGGTACGGTAAACGCTGAGGGTAAACACAGGCGTACAACTATGAAAAGCGTACTTTTAGGTATCATGTACGAGCGTGGAGCTAAAGCCATCGGAGAGCAGTTTGATAAGAGTGCTGAGTGGGCTCAGAAACTTATTGACGATTTTTATAAGAGTTTTCCTAAGATCCAACAGCTCCGCCTTAAGGTAGAGAAGATGGCGGAGGAGTACGGATATGTAACTACCATACAGGGCAGAAAGAGAAGATTGCCAGAGATGCAGTTACCAGATCACGATGATTACCGCTATCAAGAGGCTCACAGGCAGAGCCTTAACGCTGTAATACAGGGATCTAGTGCGGATATTATGAAATTAGCTATGATCGCTATTTACAATGATCCGCAGTATAAGGCTCTGGATTGCCACATGGTAATAACTGTACATGATGAGTTAATCATGGAGGTACCAGAGGATCATATTAAGGAGGGAGCAGATCTCTTAGTAAATACTATGAAAAGAGTAGGACACAGCCTTATAGATCTCCCTATGAGCGTAGATGCTGAGGTAAATGATTACTGGTATGGAGAAAATTTAGCAGATGATTATTTAGAGGAGGAGTAAGCCTATGGGATATTTTCCTTTACCAGAGCTAAAGGGTAAGCCTAACAGGATCTTTGTAGATGGTAAAACTCTAAATCAGATAGCTAAGGAGAGCGGTATAAGGCTGGATACAGTACAACACAGATATAGCAGAGGTATAAGAGATTATGAGGGCTTAACAAAGCCCTCTCATATCAGAGTAGAGCATGAAAAGGCACAGAGGAAAACCTACTCTATAATGAGTGCTGGAGAGAGAGTAATGGAGAGGATCTGGGAGCTGGATATACCTCTCCAGACTATCTCCGATAAAACAGGGATAAGCAGATCCACAATATACGCCTTTTTATATAACGGTACAGATCTTAGTAGTATGAGGCTTGCTAAGATCTGTAGCCTTTTAGGATTATCAATGGATTATGTGATGGGATTAAAGGAGAAACCAGATGGCAAAATGTAAATACTGTGGAGCTGAGGTAACAATAGGGGAGAGATGTACCTATTGTGGCAGTAAGGCGGAGAGCTGGTACTACCCTGTAGCAAAAAAGGCACAGGAGCCTAAAAAGAAGAAAGCTCCACATAATAGAGTAAGAGATCTGTTTAATGGAAAGATCTATATTGTAAAAGAGGGAGATTGCCTCTGGAATATAGCTAAAAATCTGTACGGATCTGGAGCAGAGTATTACAGGATTGTGAGGAAAAACCATCTACAGGATCCTAACCATATAGAAGTAGGGCAGAAATTGTATCTTTAGGAGGTAAACAGTGAGATATAAAGTATATGATGAGGAAGATAAGAAAGAGAGAACTCTGGAGGAGTGCGTAACTCCTTTGGAGGTAGGATCTGTAAGGAGAGTGCAGGTTAAAAAGGGAGATACCAGAGAGGTACATCATTTTAGAGTATTGGAGGAGTTAAAGAGTGTTTGATTTTAACGGAGAAAATTTACAGGTTGGAGATAAGGTAATAGTATATGTGAGCTACTTTAGCAGTAAATCCTATTATGTAGGTACTGTGGTAAAAAGAACTCCTACAGGGCTATTGGATATAGAGTGGGGGAATGGTAAAAAAGAGAGATTTAAGAGTAACGGATATGAGTATCATAGATCCTCTGGATACGGTAGAATCTCACTTTATTTAGAGCCTTATACTGAGGAAAGAGGTAGGCAGGTTATACAGGAAAATAAGAGAAAGTGTATGGTAGGCTGGCTTAAGGAGTTTGATTATACAAAACTCTCTTATGAGGAGGCAGAGCAGGTATATACTTTGGTAGCAGGTTTGAAAAATTCATAAAATTAGTATCTAAGGAAATCTCCTTTATGTGATTAGGATCGATCAAAACATAAAGGAGGTTTATTTGATGGAGTATGTAAAGAGCCCACTTAACTATACAGGTGGAAAATACAAACTCCTCCCACAGCTTTTAGAGTTATTTCCAAAACAGGTAAATACCTTTGTAGACCTGTTTGCAGGGGGGGGAATGTGTCCGTAAATGTTAAGGCGGAGAAAGTAGTATTTAATGATCTCATGTGGCAAGTACCAGAAATGCTACAGGAATTTAAGAAAATCGGAGTTGAGGAGAGCCTTAGGAAAATTGATGGGTACATAAGCAGTTATGATCTATCTAAGGAAAATAAAGAGGGTTATTTAGCTTTGAGAGAGCTTTATAGCAAAGGAAAATCAGATCCTTTAATGCTGTATACATTGATCTGTTATTCCTTTAATAATCAGATACGATTTAATAACAAAGGGGCTTATAATATGCCTTTTGGTAAAGATCGTAGTAGTTTTAATCCGACACTAAGAGAAAAATTTATTATTTTTGTGCAGAGGCTCCAGAGCATGGAGATACAGTTTAGCAGTAAAGATTTTAGAGAGCTGGATCTGGATACTCTGGGAGAGAATGATTTTGTATATTGTGATCCTCCTTATCTGATTACAGTAGCCTCTTATAATGAAAATGGAGGCTGGGGAGAGCAGGCGGAGAGAGATCTTTTAGCTAAGCTGGATACATTAGATAAAGCAGGAGTTAAGTTTGGATTATCTAATGTGTTTGAGAGTAAAGGAAAAGAAAACATAATACTTAAAGAGTGGGCTAAGGGATATACAGTACATTATCTGGATCATACATACAGTAATTGCAGTTATCATAAAAAGGATAAGCAGAGTAAGGATATAGAGGTATTTATTACAAATTACTAGGAGGTGCGATAAGTGAGAGTTTATATAGCTGGAGCTATGACAGGTAGATTTGATTATAAAAAGTATTTCAATGAGGCTGAGGAGTTTGTACGGAGTAAAGGGCATATAGTACTTAACCCATCATTTTTACCAGAGGGCTTAGCAGATTACTATAAGATTAACAAGGCTATGATAGATCAGTGTGATGCTATTTATGTTTTGCTACATTCTGAGAACTCAGTAGGAACTAAAAAAGAGATTGAGTATGCTAAATCTACCTGTAAGCAGGTAATTTATCAACAGGAGGCAGAAACAAAGGAAAAAGAGTGGGGCTGGAAAAAAGATCCTTATATTTATCCACGCTCTTTTTATAGCCCTGTAGGATATACTCCGTGGGATCCGTGGGGTAGAAGATTATAAGATTAACTCTAAGGAGGCGTAAAAAGCCTCCTCTTTTTTTTTATCTAAATTTACTTACCGTTTGTGATTAGGTTACTTATCAATCAAAACAGGAGGATCAAGGATGGTAAGACGGATTAAAAGAAAATGGAGAAGATTTTACAGAACTCATAGAGAGGGCTGTGAGCTGGTAGGAGATTTTGTCGGAGCTTTAAGTATTTTTGTACTCTTATTTGAGCTCTATATAATCGGAGTTATGTTAGGAGGTCACTAATGGGAAATATAATTTTAGGGCTTTTGTTAGTCGGCTACATAGTGGTTACTATCGTAAATCTGGTAATTGAGGTAAAGAGAGATAAAGAAACCAGACCTCTAAGGATAAGAGAAAGCAGATCCCAGATGTATTTAGCTTTTGAGCTTGCCAGATTTAATAAAAATATTGAAAAAGCCAGAGAGGAGGCGGAAAAGTAATGGGATTAAAGAGCTTAATAGCAGTAGCACAAGGAAAAAATGCAGAGAGCGTATCCTTTGAGGATAAGTTTCTTAAAAATTATGAGGAGGCTGTAAAGGCTAAGGAGCTGGAGGAGAGGCAGATAGCCCCATCTGAGTATATCCGCCCATCTTCTATGTATGGCTGTGAGCGTATGTTATTTTTCCAGAGAGTACATGGAGGCTCCCAGAACGGAGAGCAGAGTGAGGTAAATCTTATTGAGATATGCCAGAGCGGTACAGATAGGCACTTAGACATACAGCATATAGTAGAGCGTATGGAGGGCGTAGAGTGCTTAGATCTGGAGGAAATGGTAAAAGAGGCACAGGCTAAAGGCATTAAAACAGAGTTTGTAGGCTGGAATGAGGATCATACAGAGGGCAGGTGTAAAAATGATGAGCTTTCTATTTATTTCCAGCCAGATGGAGTTATTAGATTTAATGGTAAGGATGTGATCTTAGAAATTAAAACAGAGAGTACTTACCAGTTTAGTAACAGGTATGAGCCTAAGGCGGATCACAAGTGGCAAGCTACTTGTTACGGTATGGGGCTGGGGATAGATTATATCCTTTTCTTTTATGAGGATAGAAATTTCTGTAAAAAGAAACCGTACCTCTGGAAAATAACCGATGAGATGAAACAGGCAGTGCTTAACAAGATACGAACTGTAAATAATGCTTGTAAAACAGGGATCCCTCCAGAAAAGGATGATAGCAAGTGTACTTACTGTAGATATAAAAATGAGTGTACTTTAGTGGATGCTGGTAAGTGGGTACATCCTAACCCTCCAGAAAAGCCTCAGACAGCCAATAAAGATACAAACAGAAAAAAGGTTAATAAGTCTACAGGTAAAAAGAAAAAAGCCTCTACAGGGCAAAATACAGCGTTGAGAGCGATATGTGGTAACTGTGAGCATTGTGGTAGAGAGCTGGGAGCTTACTACTGTAGCATTGATAAAGATGGATCTATGTATGTAGATCGCAGAAAGAAATGTAAGTTTACTCCTAGCAGATTTAAGGGGGTACAGGATGGCAAGTAATAACATCGGTAAAACCTTTGAGCAGGAGTTTAAGGAGTGTGTACCTCCAGATTATTACCTGTACCGCCTAAAGGATGATACAAGCGGATTTTATGGAGTATCTAATCCATGTGATTATATCCTTTTCAGATCTCCTTATCTCTTTCTGGTAGAGCTTAAAACTCATAAGGGAAAGAGCATACCGATAGCTAAGATCAGACCTAACCAGATACAAGGAATGGAGAAAGCTACTCATTATGAGGGAGTGTATGGAGGCTTTTTAATCAATTTTAGAGAGCTGGAGGAAACATATTACATAACCGTACAGGATGTGATCCAGTTTACTCAGACAGAGGAGAGAAAGAGCATACCTGTAGAGTGGTGCAGGGATCACGGAGTAAAGATAGAGCAGAAAAAGAAAAGAGTGAGATACAGCTACGATCTGGAGAGCTGGTTAAGTAGATATTTTGGAGGTGTGAAATGAAAGTAACTCAGTGTACAGGAGAGGGTATGGGATCGTGTAAACGATGCTCTGATAACGGAAAATGGAATATGAATTGGATGTGCTTTTTATACAAGATTGAGGGCTATGAGGGTTGTTATTGTTCTGATTGTGTAAAGAAGATCAGAGAGGAGGCAGGAGATAAGTGTTTAGAAAATTGAGAGAAAAGATCCGCAGACAGAAGTTAATAGAGGCTGAGGTATTAGAAACTCTTAGTAGTATTTGTTTATATTTAGAGGTTGATGCTCATTTTGCTCACAGAGGTAGATATGATGATTATTTTAGTAGCCACGCTAAACAGTTATGGATCTTTTCTGAGAGCCTTAGAGATGAGCTGGTAAAGGAGGATGAGAAAAACCGTGATAGGAGAGGATAACATACTTACTCTTACATACCGTGATTTTACTACTAGCTGGTGCATGAAAATAAATCTGTATGAGGTATTTTGTGGAATTGAATACAGAGAGCTACCAGATTATGAGCCAGATCCAGATGAGGTAAAGATCACACGCTGGCAGAGACTAAAGAAGATCATACAGCTTATTAAAAAGCATCATTTAGATAAAGAGCTCTCAGAGTTTAAAAGCTGGGTAGAAAATCAAAGGGCGGAGGATGAGAGCTTAAGAGCTAAGTATAAGGCTGGATCAGATGGATATAAGAGCCTCACAAAGAGGATAACTCTTTATAACAGAGCTATAAGGGAGGCGGAGAAATGATACAGAGCGATAAATTAAAGAAAATCATAGCAGAGGTAAAAGAGGAGAGCTCCCCTGTAATAACCCTCTCAAATGAGTTAATAGCAGATTTTAGTAAGGAGCTTGATAGTGCTATCTCAGAGCTGGATATGATTATGGAAAGCATAGGAGAAAACTCTATAGAGGATATACCAGATAGCCAGATAGAGTACTACTGTGTTAAGATCCCAGCTCTTATGTATTATGCAGGGCAGAGAGTAGAGGAGCTGGGTATGCAGGTAGATCTAGCCTCTAACGCTAAGAAAAGTGCTCAAAATGAGGCGATGGTAAAAGTATCTGGTACTGTGCAGGAGAAAAAAGCCAGAGTAGAACAGCTCACGGAGGATAAAGCCTTAGTAGAGGCTATTTATCGTAGAGCTTATAACAGCCTCAAAGTTAAGTTAGAGATGGCTGAGAAGATCTACAGCGGATTAAAGAAATCTCTCTCAAAGAGGATAGCTGAGGTAGATCTGGATAGATTTAGTAAGGATAAATATACCAGAGAGCCAGAGGATCCTATGGAGGATTAAGCCTATGGAGCGGTGGGCTTATGAGTACTTTAGGAGACAAGCCATAGAGGATAGATGTAAGCAGGAGGCACAGTGGCTAATAGATAATCCTAAGGACAGTATCCGTAAAGTGGCTAGAGAATTTTGTATTAGCAAGAGCCAGCTACATAGAGATCTCCATGAGCTTAGAAATATAGATGATGATCTCTATGTACAGTGTAGAAATATTTTAAGGAGGCATAAAAGACGATGTTTATAAGAGTTGAGGATCAGAGCGGAAACCTTACTATCTGGCTTAATGTGAACCAGATAGCAAAGATGGAGGAGAGTAGGAGCTCAGAGGAGTTAATGGGATACAGTATAACTACTGTGGATAATAAGGAGTATTATTCTCCAGATGTTAAGGCTATACAGGCTTTATTGATGCCAGTAGTTGTAATGGAGCCAGAGGGCGATATTGTAGAGGAGCTTAAAAAGCTGGATATGAGAAGAAATGTTATGGCGAGGTGTTAGATATGGAGGAAAAGTTAGATAAGTTTTTAGCATATCTGGAGGAAAACGGTGTAGAGATCTCTGGAGAAACAGCTTTTAAGTGTGATGATGGAATTGTACTCTTTAGCCCTAATGAGGGAGGCGGAGTAGATATAGCCATTATCAGAAATGTAGTTGAGTTAAATTATAACTTAGGTATCACGGATGCCGATGTAAACCTCTTTAATACAGAGGTAGGTATTATGCAGGAGTTAGGAGGAGAGGGCTAATGGTAATAGAGGAGTGCTCTAGCAGAAAAGGGAGATGTTTTGCAACAGTTACTATGACTTATGACGAGATAAGAGATATAGCTAATGGGTTATATTATTTATCTAAAGATAAGCCAGAGTATACAGGTATAAAGGATAAGTGTAAGGTTGTTTTTGATATGGTTAAGCATGGAATGATACAGCCAGAAACAGTAGAAAGCATGAGTAAGAAAGTAGGTGTAAAAGATGGCGGAGATAGATAACCTCATAGCGGAGGTAAATAAGAAGTATAAAACGGATATAATCCGTAAAGCATCGGATCTTAAAGGGATAGAGTTTATCCCCTATACCTCCCCTATGATGAATTACTTAACCAGAGGAGGAGTGCCTGTAGGGAGGATCATAGAGCTGGTAGGATTACCTCAGAGTGGTAAAACTACTACAGCTCTGGATATTATCTCTAATTTCCAAAAGAAATACAAAGATAAGTACTGTGTATATCTGGATGCAGAAAATACGATAGATAAGGAGTGGGGAGAAACTCTGGGGGTAGATTGGAGTAAGGTAATCCTCATCCAGCCAGAGAGTGAGTATGGAGAGGAACTCTTAGATATGCTCTTAGATTACATAAGATCTGGTAAGATCGGCTTAGCAGTATTAGATAGTGCTCCCTTTATTATCCCTAAAGCAGTACAGGAAAAAGGCTTAGATGAGAAAAGCTATGGCGGTAACAGTGCTCTTATGAAAGCCTTTTGTGATAAGGCGGTACCGCTCTGTAAGAAAGTGGAGTGTACTTTTCTCCTCATCAATCAGTTAAGAGAAAATATAGGAAATCCGTACAAGCCTTTTAAGATCCCCTGTGGCACAGCTATAGCTCATGCGTGTTCACAGATCTTATGGTTTACAAAGGGATCCTTACTGGATGAGAAGTATAAAGAGGTAAGTAGTGGATACTCTAATCCTAGTGGTAATCTGGTAAGCGTGAAAGTGGAGAAAAACAAAGTTACTAAAAATGATCGTAGGCTCCAGACTTACACACTCAATTACAGTACAGGAGTGGATGAGATTAAGGATACCTTAGATCTGGCTATTATGTTGGGGATCATCTCACAGGCTGGGGCGTGGTTTAAGGCTACTCTTAAAGACGGTAAAGAGCAGAAAATGCAGGGATTTAACGGAGTGCAGGAGTTTTATTATAATGATCTGGAGGAGTTGGAGTATCTTAGAAAACAGGTATATGAGGCAGGGATGGTATGAGAGAAGTAGAGGAAACCTTAGCACATAACCTTAGAGAGGTAAGAGAGAAAAAGGGCTACACTCTAAAAGATGTGGTAAAAGGTACAGGATATACAGAGGTAAGTATAAGTAGATGGGAAACAGGTATACGGATACCTAAGGCTACAGTACTTTACAATCTGGCTAAATTCTATGGAGTATCTGTAGATAGATTTTTCTGGAAATAAGAGCAGGAGGAGGCAGTAAAAAGCCTCCTCTATTATTTTATACAGGGGTTATATAAAAAGTGTTGACATTATTATATAGGGGGTGTATATTATAAGTGAGGTAAGGAACTAGATACAAACTGAAAGAGAGGTAAACAATATGAGATATAAAAACAGTGATGATAACAGATATAGAGTACAGTTTATGAGATCTACAGAGGAGCTTATGGATCAGCTTACAGTTAAAGAGTTTATCTCTTATCTGGAAGAAAACGCAGAGTTTGAAGATTACACAGTAGAGTACATTGATAAGAAATGTGTTAAGTGTAGAGCCTATGATCTCACAGAGGAAAACAGCAAGCTCCATAAGGAGTTTTTAGTAACAGAGGATGGTAGAGTATTTTACTGGAGATCCTTAATCAGTAAGATTGAGCTGGTAGATGTTGAGGAGGAAAAACAGGAGGTACAGGAAGTGGTAGTAGATTTTAGAGAGGCTAAGGAAGTAGCAAAAGAGGTAGCTAAGGAGCTCACAGAAAAGGATAGTAACTGGAAATGGAGAGTACAGGTACTTAAGAGTGAGATCCGTGTATGGTGGGGATACTTACAGTACTGTGATACAGAGGATAGCCACTTTACTATTAAGATGAGCGATAGAGAGGATGAGTGCGGAACTGATACAGATTTTATGGTAGCCAGAAATGAGCATGATGAGTATATGACAGGTAGGATTGTTGGAGTAGATGAGTGCTGGCAGGATGGAGATCTTAATACTTGTGTAGCAGGATTGCTTAGAGGAATTGCTACGATAGCACATAGTAGATACTAGGAGGTAAGTAAGATGGTTATTAAGAGATTAAAAGGAGCTAAGTTTGGTACAGATAGAATAGCTAGAGTAGTTACAGGATATGCCCTCTATGAGGAGGGCAAGGGCTACATAGCTTTTAGCTCAGATAGAGATGAGTTTGGTATCTTAGCTCCATATATCCCCTGTGGAGGGAAAAGAGCTTTACAGAGTATCTTAGATGCTGGAGGATTTTGTAGCTTTGATGGTATGGAGTATGTACAGGAGTTGGGAGCCTAAGGGCTCCCAGATCGGAGGGAAATATGTTTACAGTTTATCTTAAGAGTGCTGGAGGCACAAAGAAATATTTTACAGAGTTTGAAACAGAGGCGGAGGCTGAGAGCTTTTGTAGAGAGTATGGCTGGGAGTGGGTAGATGAGAATGAGTTTGTATGGGATATGGATTATGAGGAGGGGATAATATGACGGATGAGCAAAGGAGTTTTTACTTGTTACTGTGCATGACAGGTAGAACACAGGAGGCTACAGAGTATAGAGAGAAGATCGAGAAACAGGAGGATAATACAGATGGCGAAAATATACAGGAATAAGGCAGGAAAGAAGTTATACCCAGTATGTAAGTGGGAAGATAATCAGCATAAGATCTATAATGCACATGATAGGATTATGATTAGAATATATGAGGCACAGGAAAACGGAGGGGAGGATTTGGAGGCTTTGTATAAGGAGCAGGAGCGTATAGAGAAAGCTCTGGAGCTTATAGATGCTTGTGTAATAGATGGGTTAGTATATGCCACTTATGAGGATGGGTTGATATTAAAGGATCTTATATGGGCTTACAATGCCAGACATTAAGGAGGTAATGAGATGAGTATACACGGAGTAAATGCTAGACAGCTCCAGATAATAAGTATCCTTAAGGAGGCTAAGTGTACAAATACAGCGGAGCTACAAGAGGAGTTAGGAGTATCTAGGAGAACGCTTAGAACGGATATAGCGTATCTAAAGAGAGTGTATCCAGATAAGTTAATAACCCACAGAGGCAGGTATACAGGCGGTTTAGAGTGGGTAGAGTAGGAGGAGCGTATGGATCTAATAGAAAGAGTAGAAAGCTATAAAGTGTTATTTAAGGAGTGTAAAGCTCTTGAGCCTGTTAGTACGGCTCTGGCAAAGGGTTATAAATCTGCTACACCTCTCCAGAGATTGGAGATAATCAGAGAGTTAGATACAGAGCTGGCGGATGTGTACAGTGTAGAGATCCCTGTTATTACAGCATGGGTAAGGGATGATAACTATGTACA